CAGCGCGATGAACAGTTCAGTACGGTCTTGTTGCCTGATGTTTGCGCGGTTACCCACCACGAACTTCTGTAGCTCAGCACCCGGCATACTCACCTCGATGCGTGGGAGCACGTCACGAGTTGAGGGCTCTTCGGCATACGCACTACCGATGTAAATCGGGGCGGGGGACTCCGTGGTAGCAGCTTGTGCGTCGTTTACTTCGTAGTTGGCTTGCCAACGCCAGGGGAGCCCTGCTTCAGCGAAGCGTGCTTGGAGCACTGCTACGAAGATGCCAGCGTACGCAAGGAGAGTGCCACTGAAAATGTCGTTGCCTGCGTCAGCGAGGCGAGGGCCATGATCGGCTTTCAGTTCCATCAGAACAAAGGATGGACCGAGTGCGGGTCCACTCGAATGGAGTAGACGTTGTTTGAGTGCTCAAGCTCTTTTGCTGGAGCGAGCTGCATGGTCGGTTCGAGTTGAATGAGCGGACGTTTGAACCCGTCGATCTCGAACCGTTGGTTGTCCCGCAGAAAGACTACCAGATCCCCATTGTCTACTTGTGGCATGTCGGGGAACATGATCACTACAGCGAGGTCGTCTCCCTTTGGGTGTCGAGTACCTTCACCTTGCTCAGCGGTTTGTCTGCGCGCCATGACGAGCACCGGATCCCAGTATCCACCAGTGAACGAGGTTCCGAAGCAGGTTCCGCAGCTACCACGAGTGGCGGCTTGTGTTTTTCGATCGAAGCACTTGGGGCATCGTTCACCCCACACACGGCGCTTCAGGAGCGCTGCTGGTGTACCGGTGTACTTGCGCAGCATGATACGATGGTCACGCGCCATCTTGCGTTGAAACCCTGAGAGCTTGCCCTGAGCCTTGGGCCCTACCTCAAAGATGTCGGAGTCCTCAAAATCACCAGCACGTGCAGTGACTCGGTAGTAGATGGGTTGGAAGATTCGGAACTGATTGTACCTGACGTTTGTCTCAGGGTCACCGGTCTGTGGGATCTCATCAAAGAACGCGTATTTGTCCGGTACGTCCGACAGGACGCTTGTCCAGGGTCCCAGCGGCCCGCCGCTCCATTCAAGTGTGAACGAATAGCGGGCTGTTGAGTTGGCCGGTACGTCAGTGACGGTCCACTGGACGAGGTAGCCTCGGGGGATGACAGGGAAGACTTGGCGGATGACTACGTGGGGCACGAAGGAAGGGTAGATTCACGCAGTGAAAGGCACCTCACATGAGGGCTAAGTGCGCGAAATCGTTGAGGAATCAGGAAAACGCAAGATGCTGGATCGACTCAAAATTGCCGATCCCGATGCCAGGAGCGCTGTACGAGTCGAACATGATGGTGTCGCGCTTCTGCTCGATGAACATCGTGGCGTCTTGGAGCAGGTAGAACTTGCCGAGGTACTCCTTCGGCGCGAGCACCCAGCACTCCTTCTTGTCGTAGATGTTCACCTTCGACGTCACCACCGCAGGGATGCCCCACAGGTGGTCCTCGCCCTCGATGCCCTCGCGGTAGTGCTTCGACGCGATGTCGTTGCCGAGCGCGGTGGCTGGGAGGTCCATCGCCTCGCGGAAGAGGCGCTTGGTCAGGAGCAGCTTGCCGATGGGGCGCCGACGGTCGTCCATCGCCTGAAAGGCCCGCTTGAACGCGTTCGAGGTGAACGACGCGGCGCCGGTGCGCTGGACCGCCGCGTTCTTGTTCACGATGGTCATGAGGGTGCGGCGGAAGTACTTGTCCTCCTCGTCGCCCATCTTCTTCACCGAGTTGTCAGCGATGATCTTGCGGATGTCCATCCGGTAGGTCATCAGCTCCCACTTGGTCTTCATGTACGTCGGGGTGGTGATCTTCCCGAAGTAGACCTCGTAGCGTGAGCCCTTGATCCAGTGAGCTTCCGGCGTGCCGGTGAGCTCCACGAAGGTGGCGTAGGTCTCTTCGTCGCCCGGTTCCTTCTCCACGATCTTCATCGGGCGGTCGGTGCTCGACACGCGATCGATGTCTTCGTCACCGAGACCCTCAGGCTCGATGACCTCGCGGACAGCGGCTTCCTGGAGGATCAGGTTGCGAATGAAGCTGTTGGACGAGTCCTCAGCCTCTTTGACTTGGCCTCCGTAGACCATGTTGATGAACCGCTGGTTGTAAACCCGCGTGGACACCTGCGTTGTTTCGATGTTCATCTGAAAGTGCTCCTGGAAGCGTGAAGGAAGTCTTCGTTCTGGTTGTGGTTCAGGTTGACTGAGGCATCACGACGTCGAGGACTCCCGACGAACGCTGAGCGCGAGGACCGACGTAGGCGCAGTGCTTGCCCCCGTCGGTCGCGGACGCCTTGTTGGCGAGGCTCCCAGCGGTGGACGAGACGACGAGGGGGTGACCAGGGACGTAGGTGTCCGCGTCGTAGTAGGTGGTCTCGAAGCGCCCGCCAACGAACGCGAAGACCGAGCCCTCGAACGAGAAGTCAGCGTTGCCCGCGAACACGCAGAAGTACAGCTTGGGGAAGTCGGTGCCCACCGGGTGAAGGGTGCAGGCGGTCGCCTTGTCCGCGTTGCCGCTGGCGTTGATCTCCACGATCATTCCAGGCTTGAAGGTGCCCTGCGTCGGGGTGCCGCTGTCACCAGGGACGCCAGCGCCTGAGCCAGACGAGATCGCGTCAGCGACTTCCTGGGGCGTGAGGTTCATCCAGATGCCGCAGTCGCCGCCCTTCTGCGGGGTGTTTGTCTTGAGGTCGAACTTGCCGATGAGTTCCATGTGTCGAGTTCCTTGGTGAGCTGTGGAAATACTAGGCGTTAGCGGTTGGGTCCGTTGATCAGAGCGTCACCGAAGCTGTCGAACGCCGCTTTGCGTCGCTCTTCGCGTGTACGACCTTCTTTGCCGTTTCGGCGCGCGTTGGGGTCATCGTGAGCAGGCTCACCCAACTGATTGATCGGTGTGGACGCCGCAGCGAGCTTGCGAATGGCGTCAGCAGCTACGGCGTTTGAGGCTACTTCAGGAGGTAGGTCTGTCCCGGTCATCTTGCGAAACTTGACCTGAACGTCCTTGTTCTCAGCCGCGATCTTTACCTGGACCGCTTGCGGCTGCGCCACGGGCATGTTCACCCCGTCAAACGCTGACGCCAGTTGTTCCAGCGCCGCAGCGATCTTTTCATGTGCGCTCATCGATGACCTCGACTCAGAATGGTAAGAGCGTGTTGGGCTGTGACGGCCTTGGCGATCTTTTGCCTACGGCTGATGAGGTCATCGATGCCTGCGACTCGAACTGCGTCGGCCATCTGGCGAATTGGGTTGGTGTGTCGCTCAAGACCATCAACCAGGGATGCGCGCTTGGTGCGCAGCTCCTGGACGTTGGCCGATTTCACTGCGTGAAAATCAGCCAACGTCACGGGTGCTTCACCGATCGCGCGTACCGTGGAGGCGAACGCGCGTAGCAGATCACCTTGCGAGGAGGGTCTTGCCGAAGCCGTCTTCGGTGTTTGCCCCTTGGTGCTCGCCATCACTTCTGAGATCGCCTCAGCCAGCGTAGGGGTTGCCATGTGGCTGCTCCTCTTTGGTGAGGTGGTGGTACAGAGAGTATCCGATGGGGCTGAGCGTGCCGCCGATGTACCCTCCCCAGGGGTTGTTACTGGCGCCACCTACAATCGCCCCTAGCGCGCCAGAAGCCGCCGATTCCAGCTCTTTCCCGGATGGTGCGATCAATCCGCCGACCGCCGCTCCAGTCAGAGCTGGTCCGTGCACACGAAGCTGTTCAAGGACGCGCGCGGGGTCAATCCCACTGAACGCTTCCTTCTTCAGCTCCGCGTGCATGCGGATGATGTCGGCGTCGGTGTACATCACGCGGCGCTCAGTGCCCGACGGAGAGCGTCATAGCCCTCAAGGTAGTGGGCCGTCGCGATCTTGTGAATCTGGCGCACCTTGTCACGCATGACATCTCCACCGGTACCTTGACGAGCGAGGTACCCGGCCTGGGCTTCCTTGAGAAACCGTTCGGGGTCGGTCTGGACCAGCCGTGCGAGCTCGATGGTGCGGGGGTCAAGCTCCGCAGCGGCCTGCTTGATCACGGCATCAGCGGCTTGTCCCGCACGCGTGAAGGTCGCGAGGGCCTCTTCAGCGAAGGCGGCGCCACCGAGCTTGGAACGGCGGACGAACGCTTCGTCGTCAGCGGCAGCGAGGGCCTGCGCTTCCTTGGTGAGCGTGTCAGCGAGGGTCTCACCCGCCGCTGCCACCTTGGTCTGGCCCACGGAGCTGATGACTTCGTTCATCGCGGCCTGGAGCGCAGGGTTGGTCGCTGGCGGTGTTGGTGCAGCGGCCTCCTTCGTCTGACCGGTGGGTTGCTGCGGGAGCTTGGCCCCGCCAAGGTTGCTGAGAAGTGACTGGATCTGCATTAGGACCTCTTCGTGAAATTTAGGCGGTTGTCAGTCGGTGATGAGATTGCCGAACACGCTACCAAAGGCTTCAAGGCTAAGGGCGTCAGGCTCGGACGTGTCGAATGAGGTGATGGCGCTTGTCTTGAATAGACGAGAGATCTTCTCTGTTGGTGTGGCACCATCGCGTAGAAACGTAGCCAGCTTGCTCCAGGGGGCGCTGGTAGTGATCTTGTCTTCCAACCTTCGCTGAAGGTTGTCTTCCGAATTCACCGAGTGAAGTCGTGACGCCACGTCCGTGGCGAGCTTGTCCAGCAGCGCTGGCATGCTGAAACTGGCCTGTTTGAACTCAGTACCTCCCGATACGTGCATGCCCTGGTCTGTCAGGTATTGGGGATTGCGGTATGGCTTGTATGCGTTGAGCAGATGAGGAGCTGTTGTGGCACCGAGCGCGACGGCGGGCAGAGCACGCGAGAGCACACCACCCGGTACGTTGAACTTTCGCCCAAGCCCGTATAGGCCCAGCCCATATAGCGCGGAGAGCCCAGCGGTTGTGCCGATCAAGGACTTCATGTCTTGATGGTTTGCACGCATCGCGGCGCCGCGTGTCGTGGTGTACAGAGCGCCTGAGTTCGGGTCTGTCATCGTGAAGGTGTCTGTGCGGGGAGGCTCCTGGGCCGAGCGCAGGTACCCGCTGCCCATGTGGGAGGGGCCTTCACCTGATGTGTCCCAGCGCTGTGCTGCCCAATCACCAAAGCCGCTGAGCTTTACGGTTTCGCCGCGTTCAACGTCCAGGTACTCACCGAGCTTGTCGATGAGCCCTGGGTATGACGCGAGCACCTCAAGCGCGTAGGGCTGTACGGCGGTGATACGGTCCAGGAGCGCGGGGCTGGGAGTAACACCAGCGGTCTTGTGCAAAAAAAGACGCGCGAAGTCTCCAGTGGAGAGGGAGGCGTTCTTCGCAGCGAGCGAGGACACAACGTCGGAGATGGGGTGCTGGGCTAGTTGCTCAATCGTCTCTTGGGGGAGGGGTGCTTGTTGCTTTGCCCCCATTGATTGTCTGTACTGCCTGACAAGACTCATCTCAGGCATCGTGCGGGACGCCGCTACGTCTCCGACGATCTCCTTGCGGATATCGGAGAGCTTGCGCACCAAGGCGACCTTCTCTTCGTATGACGCCACCTTCTCTCCGAGGTACGCGCTTGAGTAGAGGGCGTACGGCTCAGCGACCTTCTGCATCATGAAACCCGTTCGGTCAGCGGGCCGGAACACGAAGGAGATGTCGAAGAAGACTGGTGAAGGGTTGAGCACGCAGTTGAGCATCCCGGTGACGGGATCGATTTCGCGCATACGCAGCGCGTGCACGCAGTACTCCTTGCGTGTAGGGGCTCGGTGCCCACAGATGGCACATACGTCCCAACGCACACGGCATCCCATCGATACCGCAGGGAACTCACCGCAGTTGATCCTCTTGACGAGTTCTGGATCAAGCCGATTCGTGATCTCCACGAGCAGCTCGATGCGGTGCATGTACGAGTTCCAGAAGGCACGCTCTACACGTCCGAGGCTCTTGCGAATGTCCGTGTTGACGTGGTTTTTGAACACGCCACCAGTCGTGAATGACTGGTAGTGCTTTGTGACCACCTCATCAGGGTTGATCCATCCGGTGAGGCCAGGGGGGTTACACCCAGGATGTCCACACAGAGCCTTCTGTCCTACCCGATACGCGTTCTCGTTGAACCCGTCCCCGTTACGGTTCGCGTCGTAGTACTCGAAGGTGCCGAGCGCGTTGACGAGGATGACAGTGCAGCCTTCACGCGGTGAAACAGACTGAATGTAATCAAACGCCTCCGATGCGTACTTCTCGCGTGAACGTTCGGTGTACCAACGCCCGTTCTCCGAGCGCCCAACCACCTGAATGGTCGGTTCACCAGAGCGGCGTACATGGTCTTCTAGCTGGATGACCTTGTGCATCGAACGTCTCAGACCACTCGTGTGTTGAGGTGCCCCAGCGCGGAGTGAAGGGCCTGCATGTCGTCAGAGGAGAGGTGCTGCGCCACACTCAAAGGAAGCGACCTGTTGCCAGCCGCGAAGTGATTACGAATGGCGTCCTCGTTGCCTGTGAGCTGTTGCAGGGCGTTCGCGCCCTGTCCAGAGCTGGCGAGCATCTCAGCCGCACCGATCGCCTTCTGTAGCGCTGCGTTGGCGTCGGTCATCTTCTTGGCTGCGTCGTTGTCTTGCTGCGCGAAGTGGGCCGCGTATTCGTTGTACACATGCCCGCCCACCGCTCCGAGTGGGGCTCCCATCAGGGCGCCCATCACACCGCCACGAAGACGATTCTCCTTGTCATCCCACGCGCCGAGGGCACCACCGCCAGTGGCGCCGACTAAGGCGCCGATGATACGAGGGTCGAGGGCTTCCTTGGACATCCCGACGACTCGATTCAAGTCAAACATCGCCGCTTCTGCCGATACCGAGGCGAGCTTGGCCTTCACGTTTGCAGGCACGTTGAGCTGAGCGATCTTCTGGTCCACGAGGTAGTTCGAGGCGAAGGACACCGCGAACGCCTCGCGCTCATCACGAGAGGACGCGGTCTTCTCGCCGCTCCGCTCCGTCTCGCTCCACACCTGAATGGCGATCTTCGCGAGGTGCGCAACGGGGTCCTTCGTCGTCTCAGCAGCCGTCTTCATGTTGTTCCACAGAATGAGACGACGCTCCGCGAGAGGAGCCTCCAGCCCGTGTGAAGCGAGCTTTGTGTTGCTTCGCGCCAGCGAATTCACCGCGTGAAATTCAGCGGTGAAGTCGGTGTTGAACGCCGTTTTCACGCCTGGGCACAGGTCACGAAGCGCTCCGAGACCTGTGCGAACGGTGACATCATCCTGCGCTTGGCAGGCGAGCTTTGTTCCGAGGTGTGTCAGCGTGCTCCTGAGGTCCCACACCTCTGGGGCTTCTTCACCGCCGAGCTTGATGTACTCAGACGCGACGGCGCCGAACCCGGCGATGCGAACGGCTGCTGCGAACTTCTCAAGCGGTGTCACAGGGAGGCTCCGATCTCGCCGCGCGCCGCGCGGATCTTCTTCTCAGTGTCAGCCAGCGTGCCGATCGTGTTGTAGTCAATGTTCCCATTGACCGCCATGCTGTTTTGCAGAAAGTTTCGCACGGCATTATGATCCATTGCCAATGACGGCCCGAACGACTTGAGTGTTCGGTATGTCCGGTCCATCAGCTCTGGGTGTTCGGCCTGATGCTGCGCGAGCTCCGGGTCTTGGGCCAGCACTTCGCTCAGGACACGGCGTTGCCGTGGCTCCGTGTACAGCTTCTTTTTGATGATGGATTGAAGTGCGCTCAACGGTTGTTTCACGCCGAAGTCAACCGCTGTGTTCGCCAGCGCGTTTGCAGCGGCGTTGTGATACGTCGGCATCGGGTACTGGGGAGCTTGTAGCGGTACTCCGTTGCCTGACGCCGCGAGCTTCTGTTGAGTGAATTCGTCGTGGCTCTGCTTCACAGCCAGTGATGGAAACGTTGAGGCCATGTCCTGTCGTCTTCCGTTGCTGAGGTCCATCATGCGGGCTTCCTGTTCGTCGGCGGCTTGAGAGCCTCTGGTCAAAGCGTAGAGCCCGGTGCCTGCAAGAGCAGCAGGGACGAGCCACCGCATGGCATGAGTTACTGGCAGATTGGTGACAGGTGGCGCGGGAGCTCCTGATGGAGCTGCGTTCACCGCTGCCGAGTACGCCTGTTGGAACCCGTTAGCCACGAAGGAGCTCCTTCAGCTTGGCGTGATACCCGTCACGAACCTCAGCGGAAGCCTGTGCAGCCGCCACGTTCTCGTAGCAGCTCTTGCGTGCGTCGGCGGCGCGCTTGATGAGCAGCGCTTCTTGTGTGGGGCGAACGTCGATGCGATCCACGAGGAATGCGACCTTTGTCTGCTCAAGACCGAGGGCAGGCATCCCAAGCGCCGAACGTACCTGTTCGAGCTCAGGCAGCGCGGCGTCGCCTACGAGACAGAGGGCCGACTTCTCAAAGGTGTCGTGGTCCCAACGCATCCCCTTCGTGCGCCCGATGACCTCGTTGATTGCGCTGTTCCATGCACAGTCAGCTTGCTTCGCTCGCCCCTCAAGCACGTCCGTCATCTTGCGCGCACGCTCGTACAGGATGTCCACGGGTGGTGTTGCCGGGATGAAGCTCGCAGCACGAGCGGCGTGCGCCTCAGCGGAGGCCAGCTTCACTGAGTCGAGAAGAGGTTCTGTCGCAGGCTTCGGTAGGTCAGGGTACAGATCAGCAGCTTCTGCGGTCTTGATCTCAGCGTCTTTGAATAGGGTCGCGACGACCTGTTCCGGCTGGGCGAGCTCGAACTTGACGTTCTTGTCACCTTCCATCGCGGCGAACTTCACCTCGAAGTTCTTGACGTTGACGCGCTTGCACAGACGAGACACCTGTTCTGGCGTCAGGTTCAGGTCCTTGGCGACCTTTGTGACAAGGTCGTTCAGGCTCCCGCCACCGTTACCCTCACCAGCTTGAAACGAGCGGGTGATCTGCTCCGCATGGGACTCGAAGTCTTGGTTGGTGAAGTTGGGCATCGCAAGGCTAACGATAGTCAGAGCCCTGCTACCTCGGGAAGCTGGATACTCGCCTCCTCAAGTGTCTTGGTTTCGTCCTTCATGTCCAAGGCCATCGTGATCGCTTTGTCTGCTGTGTCGCGGTCAGCGCCATTCTTCTCAGCGGCTAGGGCTGACGCTCGCAGTACATCTGGCACTAGACGTAGTGCGGCTTGAGCTGTTGCCGATGTGATGTCATGGCCTCGGTGTTCTTGAAACCTTGAGGACAGGTCGCGAAGCACCGTGTTCACGACGTTTCGGGGGTCTACGGGCTTGCGATCACCGATACGGTACCGTTCACTGAGGACGCTTGGCCCCTGCTGCATCGAGATGAGATATTCGTCCCGTTGCTTCTGTTTACAACGAAGGCTACCAACGTATTTGTGCATGTCGAGGACATGACTGAAGATGGTCTTATCGAAGAACAAGTGCCGGTACGGGTTTAGGACCAGGAGGTTCATCTTCAGAGCCTCTGCGATCTCCTGGTCAGTGGCATCACCGAGGATCAAGGCGTTGACGACGTGGCGAAACTCCTCAGTTGAGTACACGTCAAACGCGTCGGTCACATGAGCGATGAGCGAGACCTCACCGCCCGATTTCACGAGGTGAAATAGGGCGGTCTCACGCGGGTCCTCACTGTTGGGCGTGTCTTGTTCCTTCGCTTGCCGGAGGATCTCAAGCGCCCTGTGGTCAGGAGACAGACGCATACGGTCACCCGTGGTTCACGCTGTCCGGTAGTAGTTGGCTCGCGGAGAGATCGACTTTGGTCAACACCTCGCCCATCCCCCGGAACACGTCGCGCAGACGTTGTTCAATCTCGGTGTAATCATCTCCACCGAGCTGCTCCTTGATGCTGGCCTCGTGGATGTAGAACAGGAGCAGGATGCGTCCCAGGTTGTCCAGGGCACGATCCAACGTAGGTACGTATGCCTGTGTCAGATCACGCAGATTCCGCTGCTGTGCGATGGACGCTACGGCTGCGGCGTCGAACACATCGTCTGAGTTGAGTGCTCCTGCTTGATCCAGAAAATCTGGATTGATCTGACTTGCCACGTTCTCTGACGTGAGTTGGTCGGTCATCACGGGAGGTGGCGGGAGCTGGCCCTGCTGCGACGGGTCTACCCCTGGTTGACCTTGCACGCCCTGCTGCGACGGATCAATTCCAGGAGCACCCATTCCAGGTTGGCCTTGCATGCCCTGCTGCGACGGGTCCATTCCAGGTTGGCCCTGTTGAGACGGGTCCATCCCAGGAGCTTCCATCGGTGCTCCCATCATGGAAGGTTGCCCTTGTGACGGGGCCACCGGTTGCCCACCGACTCCAGGCATTGGGCCGATAGGTGACATTGCAGGCATGCCCCCAGGGCCGGGTGCTGGTCCACCCATCATTGACGCCGCAGCCATTGGTGCTGCCATTGGCCCGCCGCCCATACCGATTTGTTGTGACCGCATCTGTACGGTCTGTAGCATCTGCATCTGTTGGGCTAGAGCAGCTTGCTGTTGCTGAAGTACTTGCATCTGCTCACCGACCGCGAGATCCAGCGGGGACGGAGGTGGTGGCCCCTGCATCGCAGCCATCATGGCAGGGTCCATCGTCGCTTGTGCGTTGGGGTCCTCTTGCGGAGGCTGTTCACCAGTGGCTCGCTTCACGGCCCACACCGTGGAACGATCTCGCACGCGCGCCAGCTTGAGCGTCGCCACCGCGTCAGGAATGGACGCGTTGTACCTCACCGCCAGCTTCTGTACAGCTTGTGGGTAGTCGAGGAGCTTCCCATCGTTTCCGATGACCCAGCGTTCACCTGCGGTCTTGGCTTCGACAGGTTCACCGCCACGACGGAGAAGTTCACGTTCCACTGCTCGCAGAATGTCCTCCTGCGTGGAGAGGAAATCGGTGTCGCGCAACCGAAACGTCTTGTTGCTCTTCCAGTCGTCCTCTTTGAGCCCGAGCCATTTGAAGCGTCCACCGAACTGCCAGACACCAGCGTCGTTTGAGGTGATGACACGGTTGGTGTCGATGCCTCGATCCAGGATGATTCGATCCCTGCCGTACTCGCGCTTGAAGGAGATCGTGTCGGCATCACTTGTTACGTCAGTGGCCTTCGTAGGCTCACTGGCGCGAACAGTCATGTTGGACACAGCGATCAGACACCCATAGTCCTTGTTTGTCGGGGCGTCAGTGAGCTTTCCACTCAGGAACGATTCGACGTCTTTTGAGCTGGTGGAGACAATGTGTTCCCCAACGATCTTGTCGAGCACTCCGCTGCGCCCGTCCTTGAAAATCACGAGGTACCGCGTGTCAACACGGCGCTCCTTGTTTCCACGGTACGCAGGAACGAGCTTCATGTGCCCGTCGAACTCCACAGGATTCGGAACGACCAACGCTGTTTCAGCGCGCCCTTCTGTCAGGAACACCTTGAAGAGACCGGGAGCGGAGGGGACAGACAGTTCAACTGGACGTTCTGCGAGCGCGAAGAGGTTGTCAGTCTTCTTCCGCTTGTCCTTGATGTAGAAGCCGTTGAGGGCGACTGCTTTGAACCCGACGCCAACATCACGTCCCAGTTCGGCTTTCGCTTCCTGAATCGGTGTTGTTGCTGTCATTAGGAATACGTCGTGCTTCATCGGCACTTCGAGCGTGGCAGCGGTCTTCGCGGTTCGTGCGAACATCATGGCGAGCGCAGTCTTGCCGTACACCTCAATAGCACGTGTACGAACGCTCGCGTGTTTGTTGAGAACCGCTTCGAAACCAGCCCTCACTTCGGAGGGGGCCTTCGCCATGATGTCGGGGAGCATCGCTGCGTGCTTTGAGTGCCCGTCATTCATGGCGAGGGAGCGAACGAGAGCCTGTGCGTCTTCGTCCTGTGCACTCGCGTACACCGCCCGACCGATCATCGTCGAGGGCATATTGATGCGCAGCATCGCATCGCTGCGGAGAGTCGGTGGCCGCTTGACTGGCTCTCCGATGCTCGTGAGGGTGCCCTTTTCGACGTAGCGGAGATAGTCAGGAGTCAGTGGGTAGAAGCGGTCCTTTGTCTTGGAGTAGAACATGTCCAGGGGCTTGACCGCGTTGTCGGACACTACCACCGGCACGTAGAGCAACTCAGTACCACGCTTGAGGATGAAGGCTCCCAGCCCTCGGCCCTCCTGGGCCTTTGCGTCGAGCACGCGGAATGTGACGACATCGGCGCCGAGTTCAGGGAAGCCCTTCGTGAGCGCCTTGAACGCGAGGTCTCCGAAGCCCTTCTTGAAGATGGCATCTTCGTCGTCTTCGCTCTGTGGGTTCTGGTAACCCTGAGCACGAGGGGATTGGGTCTGATCGAAGTTGGGCATCCGGCGCTCCTGGCGAGAGTTTAGCTCGCTTCGGAAGGATAGGAGCGTCGGATTACCTGAGGAGATTCACGCGGTGAATTAGCGGGTGGTGATGAGCTCAGCGAGCTTGCCGGTGCGCAGCGACGGAGGGAGAGCCAGGAGGGTCTGGAGCGCTGCGGTCTTTCGTGCGTCGTCCCAGGTGGTCGGGAACGAGGCGCCGTACTCCGAGGCGATCTTCGAGAGCGAGGAGAAGTACGCGTTGTCTTCAGCGCTGAGGCCAGCGCGCTTGTCCTCTCGCACCACGACGTTGTCCCCCTTGACCTGGGGCACGCCGTCACGAGGCGCGTCCTTGATCTCGGCGGTGTCGGGCGGCGCGGCGACGGGGGCCTTGCCCTGCTCTGTCTCAGCGTAGCCAGCGGGGCGGTCCTTCTTGTCGAGCGCCGCGAGCTCGTTGGTCTTGGCGGCGTCAGCGAGGGTGTTTGGTCCGACTGAGGTGAGCGAACCAGCACCAGACTGCTTGAGCAGGTTGACGAGGCCAGTTGATGCGGTCTTCTCGAACGCCTTTTTGACGAACTTGTAGCTCTCGACGGTCGCGGTCTTCTTGAGCTGCGGGTTCTTGGCGAGGACTTCACAGAGCATGCGGTCGGCATCCTCGGTGGTCTTGGCCTCTTTGGCGATGGAGGCCATGACGTTCATCCCCTCAGGGTGTTCGAGGAGGCCAGCGGCTGCGGTCTGTGCGTCATCGCTCTGCGGCGCGAGCTGCTGAATCGCAGCCCAGATCTTCTCCAGTAGGGCTTCCTGGCGAGCGTCGCTCTGTGCGTCGGCCTGAGCGGCATCGGGCGAGGCAGGGCCTTCGCCAACGACCGGGGAGGCGTCAGGGCCGCTGCTCGGGACGTTGTCTTCCTGTTCGTCAGCAGCACCCTTGTAGCCGAGGGCCTCGTGCGCGAGCTGGTTGATGTACGCGGCTTCCTTCGCGACGTTGGTCGCGTCAGCCTCGGGCATGCCCTTGGACTTGAGGGTCTTCTTCATCGCCTCCAGCTTGGAGAGACCGGCCTTCATCGCCTCCAGCTTGGAGAGACCGGCCCGCTTGTTGATCGGCGCCGCCGCGTAGCTCTGTGCCTGCTTGACGATCTCGACAGGCACACCGGAGGTGTTCTGCGCGATCTTGTGCAGGCGGTCAGCGAGCAGGACCACGACACCCACCTTGGCGTCAGCGCCGAGTCCAGCCGCCTTCGTCAGCGCAGCGTTGTCGGCTTCGTTGAGCGTGTCGCTCGCAGCCTTGAGCTGTGAGTCGGTGGGCATGCGGGTCTTCTTCGGGAGGTCGCTCTTCGCGGCCTTGGCGATCATCTCCGCGTGGGCCTCGGTGAGACCAGCAGTCTTGAGCTGACGGAACAGGTCGAGCTCCGACACCGCAGCGGATGCGGCCTTCATGCTGTGGTCGATCAGTGAGTTCTCGATCGAAGGCGAGACGCTCGGACCGTTGGGGGCAGGAATCTCCATGCCGCTGGCGCCACCAGTGGGCATGGTGGTGTCCGCGCCCTGAGGCTGTTCGTACGAGCCAGCAGGCCGGTTGGCGAGGTCGAGCTGCGCCATCTGGTCGGTGTTCGCGGCGTCTTGCAGGGTGTTGGGGCCCACGGAGGTGAGTGATCCAGGGCCGCTCGCAACCTTCTTCACCTCCATGTCGAAGGCGTGCTTGTCCATCCAGAAGGCAGCGGCGCTGGCTGCACGTTCACGGAGGTCTTCGCTGCTCGCGGTCTTTTGACGGTCACCAGGCTTGTGCTGGGTGGCGATTGCTTGTGCGGCCTTGAGCAAGCGGTCCTCGATCTCCAGCGCGGCTTCCTTGGAGAGCTGCTCATTGAGCAGCTCAGGGCCATTCCACTCAGCAGCGATCTTCTCGATCACAGCGGCGGCGACCTTCTCATTCGGCCAACCAGGGTGACGGCCTGCGTCGAGTGACGCCTCCCCGATGCCTGTGATCAGATTCTTGATTGCGACGTTCATGGTTGTCCTTGTGGCGAGAAGTGTAGCTGGTAGGTTGGGCGATACGGAAGCTGTGTGGCGTCAGGCTGTTGCGCCAACGGTGTTTGCATCAGTGTAGGTTGGGGTTGCGCCGGGGTGAGGATCCTCTTACCGCCTGCGTACAAGCCACCCAACACAAGAGCTGTTGTAGCGGGGTGTTTTCGTGCAAGGTCAAGCAGGGACCCGGTCTTTTCTTCAGGCTTCGGGTCGAACTTGCTCCCGATCCATCTGCCGAATTGCTGCACGGGTTGCTGCACGAGCGCGCCGGGGAGCCCGAGCCTCGAAGTGATTGGCGCTGCTAGAGCTCCGCTCACAGCACCACCGATGTTCGCCCCCCGTTCCGCGCGGTCACCAAACACGGCTTTACCGAGGTCGATTGCTGGACTTGCTACAGAGATCGCGGTGTTGAGCGCACCCCAGCCGCTAGTTGGTCGGCGTAGACCGTAGAAGTCGCGGAGCATCGTGCCGTAGCCGCGAGTTCGGAGATCTCTGTCTACAGAGAGCGGGCTACCGACCGCGAACTGACGGAACGCTTCACCGACACCGTGTCCAATGGTTTTTGCAGCGTTGCCCCAGCCTTGCCCGTAACCGAGTAGCTGTTGAGGAGCGTACCCTGTGGCAGTCCGCATGATGGGCGAGAACTCACCGTGCGGCTTTTGCCTGAAAATGTTTTGGCGAATCCAACCAGGGTTGAACGCCTTTGTAACTGGGGCTGGGTACGTGGGGAGGGGGTGTTCACTCAGCAGGAAGTTACCTGCGTTTTGCGCCATGCCAAGGAGGCGGTTGGGTTGTCCTGGCATGGCAGGGCCAGCGGCGCTCAACTTCACGCGGTGAATTGACATCAGTAGGTCCCATCTCTGCTGTTACGCAGCTCTGCCCCAAAAGCATATGCTGGAACGGGGTGCGTGCCGTGAATATCTGACGTGAGGCCCTCTGACGCCGCTCGTGAGATGGTGCCTTTCAAACCTCGGTGGGCGAGGAGCGCCATCCAATCTGTGTCGAGCAGTGGGTTTGTTGCGAGTGGCTTCATCACGTGTTCGATGTTGGGTACGCCACGGCTTACAAGCACCTCCTTGATGCCACGGGCCTGGAGGTCCTTGGCGATGGACGGGGTCACGCGGGTGCCGAACGTGTAGAACATCACCTCTTGCCCGAGGTTCCGCCCCACTGTCATTTGAACTGGCAGCCGCTCCACGTCTTTCGCGTACGAGTCCCGGAAGGTGTTGTAGTTCACCACGTCTCCACGAATGAACTCGGGGTGCTTCGGGTCACTCTCAGCGATACGAACGTGATTTAGGACACTCTTGGCGAGTAGCTCAAAGTGGCGTCTATCCATGTTCACACCTTCACCGGTGTACACACGTTGGAGTGAGGTGACCAGATGTTCGCGCGCTGCGCCCATGCCCTTCGCTACTGCGAGCTTAGCGGGGTGCGGAATTCCGTTGGTGAGTGAATCGCCATTTTCTACGTGCGTACCGACCTTGGTGGTGACGGTAAGCTCAGGCTGTACGTATAGCTTCGTACTGTCTACGAAGATGAAATGACCACCTTGGGGTGCTTCTTCAATCTTCGTTACGACTCCATCAGCAGGAGCTAACACAGCTTCATGTGCGAAAGCCTGGGGGATTTCAAGGAGTTGGCGTACGCCTTTCAGCCCTTGTGGCTCTAGTTTGCGTTCCTTGATTGTGAGAACGGCGTGCTTGGAACCAAGGGCCATTTGTGTAAGCGGTTCAGCCAGGGCTTGGGCGGTACGTACGCCGACGTTTGTGCCGATGGCGTGAGGATGCCCCTTCTCGTTGAGGCCCATGCACATCTGACACACGCCGCTCGTTGCAGCGCATGTCATTGGGCTACGCGCCATCAGGTCTACATCATTCGCGGATTTGAATTGCTGAATGACTCGCGGAGTGATGAGCGTGTTCCGTGGAATCTTGTGCTCTTCAACTGCGAGATAACGATCAAGACAATTTGGGTCGTCCACACGAAGGAGCACGCCATTGTGCGTACCACAGTCCTGTTGCGTGACTACCTTGGAGGACGTGTTGGCGATGAGCAGCTTCGCCATTTCTCCAGGCACAGAAACAGAGACCACCGTTGCGACGTTGTTTGCACGAGCTTCTGGTGCGGTTTCCCAGTATTCGGCAGGCGTGAGTCCTTCCGCGTACGAATGTCGAATGAGGAACGACCCGATGCCACGTCCAGGTAGGTTTGATGCGAGCGGTGTAGCGACGATCTTCATGAGCTGCGGCGGGTTGCCACGTGCTCCTGAGAGCGCCATCGCTGTCATCGAGCCGGGATGCGTTTTGGTTTGTGCGAGGAGCTTGTTCTGTGCGTCGATGATGATCTTCTCGCGCTTGATCGTGTTCTTCTCTTTAGCGGCGGCATCAGCCGCTTCGTTCACGATGGCATCACGTTCAGCGTAGAGAGGACGTACGTCCCGTACACCGACTGTGATGCCTTCGAGCGTTGCAATCTCGTCACCTCGATCCTTCAGTGCGAGGATGGTCTTGACGTATTTCGCTGGGTCAGATTTTGCCAAGCCCACTACATGGTCATGTAGTTGCTTGTTTGTCATTGGTCCGCTGACCTTGTGCGTGTCAGGCAGGACGTCATTGACGAGGAATTGACCCAGCGTTTGCATGATGTGTGATCAGCGCTGGAGGGGCTGTGGCTGTTGTGCAGGCTGTTGCGGGGAACGGAGGGCTCGGTACGCTCCATATCCACCAGCAGCTAGAGCGCCTGTACCGAGCGCCGCACCACCAGCCATGAGCGCGTTTTGTCCCGCCTGGGAATTCATCAGTGAGTTGACGCCTTGTGTTCCGGCGTTACGCAGAGAGTCCATCATACCGGCTCCGACGTGCGTGCGCGAGGCGTCGAAACCGCGCAATGCACGCTGTCCTGCGATGTTCACTGCACGTCCCATTCGACCAGCACCAGATGTCATCTGTTGTAGAAGCCCAGGCACCGCCATCGCAGCTTCCTTGGAGAAGCCGTAGAACGCGCCGACCTTCTGCTCGATTTGCGTGTCTTCAGGTGAAGGTTGGCGACGCATCGCGAGCTGATTCGGCGTGGAATGGTATCCGAGCTGGTACCCGCCGAGACCGCCAAGGGCCGCGCCAGCAACCATGCCAGGTAGACCCCAACCTGCACCGCCAGCACCGGCGCCCACCGCTGCTCCACCGAGTCCAAGCAGGCCACCAACAAAGCGGCGGTGTGCTTGTGACGCTGGGACGATACCCATTTGTACCGGGTCGAAGTGTTCAGCGCCGTACCCAGGTCCTGCCATGTTGTGTTGCCAAGCGACTTCATCGACTTCAGGGTCGGTGAGTTGGTGTGCTACCTTCTCAGAAAATCCGTACATGTCATGTCCTGTCTTCTCTTCACTCAGTGAAGTTAGATAGTTGTGCAGTGCTTTTCCGCCGCGATACAGCCCGTAACCGAGGCCCAACCCACCAAGTGCCTTGATAGCTAGTGCGGCGTTAGGGCCACCAGAATGTGTACGCATTCGGATGTCGTATCCGCCTGGGCGAATATCTGGAGTGGTTGTGGGGTTGTTTAGTACATCCCAGGCATAGGAGGCACCGCTGTGCAACGCCTCAGAAACAGGAGCGTTGTACAACATGCGGTCCAGGTGGTAGCGTGTTCTGCCTCGTGCCGCTGCGTCTCGCATGGCCCAGTGCATGTCGCCCAGTGTGTCACCGATACCCGGCATCTTACCAGTCCCATCCGATGTTGGTTGTTCCTTGAATCTCAGAGCCCCTCAAACCGACGCCTTCAACCTCTTTGCGCTCAGACGCCTGGGTCTTGCCGTTGTTCGCGAAGCCGAAGTCGTAGTTGTTGAACACGTCCACGAGGGCCTTGACCGGGTCCTCGCTATCCTCGGCGGCACGTTTCACCGCGTGAAATCCGAAGTAGTCCAACAGGTCTCGTGTAACCAGGGCTTCAGCGACCTTTGTCTCGGGGTTTGTGCGCGCAGCGTCTTTGAACTTGCCTTTGAGGTTGAAGAAGCCGGGGGATGGGTCGGTGTAGAACCCACGCACTGGCTTCTTTCGACGGGTCTCATGCTCGTGCGTCAGCTCATCTGCGGCTAGCTTACAGACCAGGATCTTCAGGTTCACCACAGACATACTCCGGCGGGAAGAAAGATAGGGCGTCGGAAGACGGCGCCTTGCCTAGCCATGTGACGTACGCCTCCTCGTCCTCCTCGCTGGCCTTTTTCTCTGTACGTACTTCGATCGGGTCAGAGAGTTTGATATCACCCTTGCGCCATGCCTTGAGCACCTCCTCGCGGTTGTTGAATACACGTGGCTTGGTGCCGACTGGTTCCACCTTGAGCGCGTGTGTGACGCCGATGATGCTCTCGTGCTGAGGGAACGCGAGCAGCTTGTTGGGCGCTTGGTCGGAGAGGAGCAGGTTTGACATCGTCATGCGCTTGGCGTCTTCAACGCCCTGAGCGGTGATGGGGGCGTGGACTTGAAGGGTGTTCGAGAGGATGACGCCCTCGACGTTCATGAAGGTCTCGTAGCCGGGGACGGTGAGGTCGTAACCGTCCTCCTTGATGCCAGTCTTCTCGAACGAGACGACGCGGTCCCAGCGGATGTTGACGTTGTCCACGAGAGCGATCCAGCGCTGGACGAGTGGGTCGGCGGATTCACGCAGTGAAGGGTTGAGGGCGAGGGTCTTTGAAGCAAGGAAGCGGGATACGTAGCCAGATTTGACGGCGTTTCGAAAACTGACGTATGGCGATCCAGCCGATGGATAGTAACGTGCGAATTGAGCAGCGAGACTGGACGGAATCGGAACGTAGTCTTGACGGGTATACCCGCCGACATCGGTACGTGGTGACGGCTGGCTGAAGAACTCCTTGAAACGCATTGCTTTCTCAGCGTGCGCACAGGGCATCTCCTGGAGCCTGTGAAACTCAGGGGCTGAGAAGGTCACCTGCCAGCACGGGTTGCCTTGTGGCGTCTTTGTAGCACTGATCGTGGCGGTTACGCCGAGACTCCGTGCGAGCCACGTGATCTCTTGGCAGAGGCGCAGCCCTACAGAGGTGTAGTTCACCATCCATTGCGGGTTCTTCTTCGCGTTGGAAATGGCAATGGACCCATCAGTGTCCATGAGCCCCGCAAGGAGCCCCATACGAAAGGCTCGGGGAGTCAGGAGGTAGAACGGGGGGAGGTGTTTGTTCTTGGCCTTGGACCCGATCAGATCAAGGACGTAGCGAGCGAGCGCGGTGCTGTTGAGGATGTACTTGACGCTTCGTACATCAGGACCGAAGTCTCCCCCGATTCGTTCGGTGCGGTCCAGTCGCATTGGGACTTCGAACCATGCCTGGACGTCTTGCATGAATTGTTCTGCGACTTCGTCGCTCAGAGACGCCAAGGCGAGTTGGCAGCACTTGGCGTCTGCATCAACGACCCAGCCATCACCGACCAGCGAACCGAGAGCACGCCCGCTGCCTTCAGTGAGATCAATGGTTCCCTTGAGTCTACGCATCTTGTCGTAGTTCATGCACGCTTGTGGAATACGCACCGACGTGATTGGACGTTCTTCTGCGAGGGCGCTCAGGTTGTGTCCCATTGGGACGTAGACACCTACTGCTTCGCTGGGGCGCTTGCGTACGTATGTGAGAGACTCAGCGTCGAGTCCGTAGACAGCTCGGGGATCATCATCCGTCACGATCTGTCTTCCAGACGCAAGGGTTGCAGTTTCGACCTCGATGTTTCGATGCTTGGACCACATGGTGGCAGGCTGAAAAGCGAGGCGCCCAGTGCGTTCGTCGAGCGCGATGACTTCGACACCTTGTGGAACCTTGTAGAAGGTCCGGTGCCCCTTTGTGTAGATCTCTTCGTCGTGCGGGAAATCAGACAGGTTGCAGCACACGATACGGTCACCGTCACGGTAGCCGACGACTTCCTTGAGTCGAGCAGTCATATTCACCTCTTGTAGTGGGGAGTATGAATATAGACTGTTGTTGGCGGTAGTCAAGCCTTGGTAGGTGGCTTCTTGTAACCTCGCGAAAACACTACAGAAAGTGGCGTCACCGTCATAGTCCAGGTTGAGCCCCTTCTCGATGAACGGGCTCACCCGGATCGTGCTCCCTTGTACTGGCGTCGCGTACGCCGCCACGATCCCGTACCTGTGCAGCGTGGGCGCACGATTGATGAGCATGGGGCGCTCACGAATCTCTTCCATGAGCGCTTGCCTCGCGGCAGGGACCTTGTCATTGACCATCTGTCGTGCCTGGAGCGCCGAGTAATTCTTGCGGATGAGCCGCGCCACGATCATCTTGTCGAGCATCTGCCAGAGCATCTGTTCTGGTAACCCAACAGCATCCATGTGTAGGTTGGTATCGGGTACAGCGGTGCCCCGCCCTGACACGTCTTGTTGGCGCTTCATCAGCTTGCGCTGGAAAAAGCCGCCCTTTGGTGAACCTTGACCCGAGATCTGTGTCAGGAGCCCCTTGACGTTCTGTCCCTGTAGCTCCTGATTGTCCACTTCATCGGTGCCGAACACAGCGCTGACGGCGTTGTACAGGGCCTCTCTGTGTTTGGGTACATCGGATTGGAGAACAGGGTGAGCCGCGATCTCATTCACGTCCATCAGGTGCGCATACAGCTTGTTCGCGTCAGCGATCATCAACTGGGACGGGTTGTTCTTCTGTTGTGAGATGGGCCGAAACACAGGCGGAATCACCGGGATCTTCGTGATCACGTACGCCTCGTGCGGCTTGAGTCCTTCGGCGTCGAGCGCACGCAGGTACTTGATCTGCTTCACAGCGTCATTGAGCTCTGAGCCCTTCGCTGTCTTGACCTTCGTCTCAAGCTCCGTGAGCTTCTGCTTCACGTCGATGCGCTTGAGCTCATCGCGAATGTGCGCGCCGCCTTTGTCCCGAATGGTCTCGTTGAGCTTCTTCTCTGTCATACCGAGCAGGCGCCGCACGGGTTCTTCAAAGACCGGATTGGGAACAGGTTCATGCAGGTTGATATGCGAGTAGAGTGTGCCTTGCGGCCCACCAGTCGTTCGCATATCGAACAAACCCCCAGCCTCAGGCTTGAGGTTCTTGGCGATGAGGGTCTTGTTGTTCTTCACCTCACCAGCGGAGCGCGCGAGCACGTCTGCGTCGGTCATGGGCAGGAGGTGAAACTTGGACCCACGCTTGTCCACCTTCACGCCAGCACCTTCCATCATCGCCTTGAACTTGTTGAAGGCGAAGGAGGTGCGATAGGTGGGCATGAGGGTCTGTCCGAGCTGAATCGACCGCCAGAACTGATCGTTCTTTTGCCCACGGATGTTCACAGCATCAGACAGGATGCCACGAGCGTTGTGCGCGACGAGGGCGTCTACCTCCATCTTACCGAGGCCCTTGGCGCCTTCGTCTCCACCTGACTTGAGCGGCTGCTCGTTGATGTCATATTGGCCGATACCGTGACCAGCGAAGTTGGTGTCCGTGGTCTTGAACAGTTTGAAGATCATTGAACGTCCAACGAACACACCCTGCCCGTCAGGCCCCTTGATGGTGCGATCATGTGTGGGGTCGTAGAGCTGCTCGTGGCTCTTGACGTTGTGCTTCTTGGCAAGGTTCTCGACCCAGTCGATGGTGTTCTCTGTGGAGGCGTTATCGAATAGGATGGGCTTGCCCATCTTCTCAGCGACCTTGCCTGCGAGCGCCTCGTGTAGCTGGGCAGGGTTGATACGTGAGACGACGCCAGCGGAGGTCATGATGAGCTCGATCGGCTTGCCGGATTCGTCCTTGAGCATCTCATGATCAGGGACGATTTTTGAGACAACACCTTTTCCGCCGTAGCGGTTTGAGAGCTTGTCTCCTACTTGCATTCGTTCTTTCGTCTTTAGGAGGATCGCGATCTGTCCGTCTGTGCGGATCACGTCCACCACTTCACCGGGTGAATTGTGCTCCCAGGTCAAGACAGCCTCGCGATACGGCTTGGTCAGCGACTTCGAGATTCGCCCCAGCATCGCGTCAGAGCCCATGAGCTGTGTCTTGGTGAGCCCAGCCACGAGCAGATCGTGCTGAGATACCACAGCACCCTTCTTGACAACGCCCTCATCGTCCAACTTGGAGTACTGAGTGGGTTGGTACTTCGCGCTGAAGTAGACCTTGTGCTTGGCCTTGGAGATCTCCACGCCTGATGACTTGTAGACCTCGCGATACATGTGCTCGCTGGTGAGCTTGTCCGCGAAGCCAGAGGAGATTACGACAGCGTCATTCGAGTTGTGCCCGAAGTACGGCATGTACGCGACGCGGGCGTTGATGCCTGACGCGAGCACACCGTCACGAGTGAAGTTGGAGTCCCCGAGGCGTTGACCCATCTCCACCTTGTCTCCTACCTTGACGGAGATCTCGTGGTGCAGGCGAGTCTTGGAAGGCATCGGAAAATTGTCCTGGTAGGGCACCTTGATGAGCCCTGCGTCGGAGGCTTCCTTCTCAGCCTTCTTCTCCTTGTGCGGCCTGATGTACACGTACCCGTCTTCGATCTTCTCCACCGTCCCGTTCACAGGCGCTAGAGGGACGATCATGTGCCCGTAGAAGCCTTCGAACGAGCTCCCATACGGGTGCGCGACTTGCACCAGTGGCACCTCTCGATGAACGAGCGGTAGCCACTGTGTTTGCATCTTGGACCCCATGATCGCACGGTTGCCTTGAATGGAGCGGAGCATGGGGATGAGCGACGTAGCAGGTGAGTATGTGTGGGAGTCGTGGATCTGTTGGTAGGTGACTGTGCCAGCAGGTGCTTTCTTCACCTGCCCGTTGTGAAACACGTCTACGTCACCCTTGAGCTCTTGATGCGGGAATGCGACGACGTGTTTACCCAAGTCACCAGCTCGGATGAACTCGACTTCGTTGGTTTTCGCGTTCATCAAAGGGGTGTAGAGATTGCCCTCTTCATCTCTGTGCGCAGCGATGGTTGCGCGGATATCTACACCAGCGTGCCCAGATTCTGGTGTACGAATTGGGTCAAGCACACCGAAGTGTGTCGGATGAGTCAAACGTGTCTCAAAAGGGATGGCACGTTCGCTCGGAATACCGCCTTCACCCAGGGCTGTGACTTTGACTGAATGGTCGATCAGCTCGATGGGGTTAATTCCGGTTGGGACGGCTGTGAGGGCGCTGTTCGTGATGAACTTACGCATTGATGCACTGAATGGAGCGGGCTTGAGATTGCCTCGAATCTCGTTCTTCCCGTTGAGCGCTCCGCGTGCCTTGGGCGCCCATTCACGTGTGGTGAGCTTGATCCGCTCACCGAGGAAGTCATCGACCGAATGAAAGGTCTTGAACGCGAGTGAGTCAGAGTCGTCTACCTGCTCGTGACCATCATGCACTCGTAGCAGCTTTCGAGCAGCCGCCAGGAGCGCCTCTGGAGTGACCTTCGTGTGCGAGGCACCCAGCGTGATGTTGGTCACGTGAGGGTCCATTGCCGTCGCGCCGAGCTTCTTCTCGATTTCAGCCAGCTTCTCCGCGTAGCTCGCCTTCGCGTTGAACACGGACTCGTGCGCGAGCTTCTGGTACAGCTTGTTGACGGCGAGCTCCTGCTTCTCACCGAACATCTTCATGTTCTCGTTGGCGATGGATTCACCGAGTGAAGCGGCGATGCTCGCGTGAGACACACCTAGAGCGCGGAGCACCGGATAGAGCGGGATGTTCGTGGAGTCGTACACCATGTAGAACGCCGCCTTGGCGGGGTCGATGGTGACGTTGAAGTTGGCGCCTTTGGACAGGTTGAACGTCGTGTGCAGCTCGCCGTTCGCGCTGCGCTGCGTGTACACACCTGGACGACGACGAAGCATGTTCGCCACCTGATACTCGTTGCCGTCCATGATGATGGTGTGGCGCTCCGAGAACCACGGGAGGTGCGTCAGCGTGAAGTTCTTCTGTGTGTCTACCGTCTTGCCGTCAGCGTCGAGGAGCGAGAGCGTTCCCTTCACCGTCTCGGTGAGGGAGTCGTCTGTCATCAACGCGCGCTTCTGCTCCGCTGGTGAGTAGTCCTTCTCAAGAACACGCACGTCGCTGAGTGCCAAGGTACGTCCGCGAAGGTCGATCGGAAACGACTTCGTGAGCTCGGAAATCACACGGGAGCGAACACGTTCACGAAGGTGTGCGGCGTCTACGAGGACAGGCGTGATTTCACCAGACATGCGTGAAGAATAGCGCATGTATTCTGGTAGAAGTAACTGCTAGGGCTACTTCAGCTCTGCAAGGAGGAGAATGGTGATCAGGTCGTTGTTTGATGCGGTGCTTCGCGAGGCGATGCGTCGCATCAGAGGGTATTGAGTTTCACGCAGTGAAGAAGAGCAGCGCGTCAGAACCTACGGGCTCTGCCGCGCTGCTCTTCGTTTCTTTCCATCTCTTCTTTTGATTTGGGTCTCGCGAGCCCGACGGAGATCTGGATCGTGCCGTCTTTGAGCGTGGTGCTCTCGTACGATGTGAAACGCACCACACCTGTTGCGCGTTCGGACAGGATGGTCTTGTACGCGGCCAGTCGCGTGTGCGGGCACACGTAATCCCCGTCGTCAGGGAGTTCTAGCTGTGGTGGTTTGGCGCGCAGCTTCGCCATGCACCGAAAGCAGGCGCTGTATGGACGCCAGATCACGTAGACCTCATGGTCCAGGTTGTACTTTGCGGCTTGAATCTCTTGCGCGTATGGATTGGAGGGGTCGTCCTCTTCGCGTGTTGAGAAGGCTCGTCCTGTTCGCGCACCGGTCAACGGGTTCGCGAGCGCTGAAGCACGGTCCTCCTTCTTTAGTCGCTCAACGAAGTCTTCGGGCTGTCCGCTCATTGCCCACCTCCCTGTGCCGCTTGCGCTTTCATCTCTTGTTGCTGATTCTGCTTCGCCTGTTCCATGCGTTCCTTGACCGCAGAGTACATCACGAAGCTCTCACTTTGAAGCGCGTCCATGCGGCTCCGCCTGGACCCCTCATCCATCGACATGAGCTCCTGGACCTTCTGATCTGCCATCGCGATGACTTGATCCTGGTTGTTGTAGTCCACAGGCCCCTTCGCTTGCTGCGATTGAGCGATGGCCTGCTGCCCCAGGGAGTTCTGAATGGCCTTGGTCTCGGCGTCCAGCTCAAGCTGATTGCGAATGTCGTTGATGGTGTCTTGCTTGCGCTGCTCACGCTCTTGATCAGCGTCGATCTCGAAGTACTCGAAGATGGTCGTGTCGGAGACCTTTTGCTGACTCCAGAGCTGAAGCAGGAGCTGCTTTCGCTCCACATCATCAATCATCTTGAAGTCGGATAGACGCACTTCAATGGGTTCTGACCCAAGGAAGGTGGATGTCTTGAGCTCGATCCAGCGCAGAAGCCCGTTCAGGTTGTTGATGTGATTCTGTAGCTGGTTCTCAACCATGCGCAGGGTGGACTCACCACGCAGCGCGCCGAGACCGCCCTCAACAAATTCACGGGGCACACCGAAGGCCAGCATGATGTTCTTTTCGGCGGCTTCCACCTCACCGAAGACCATCATCGCACGGCCCTGCCCCCCGATGTCCTGGTACCCAACAGGTGTTGGTGACACCAGAATCTTGAGGGGGTCGTGCCGGAAATCCTTGTACGCTCGCTCGATTCGCTGAGTGAACTCACCCAGGTCCAGGTTCATGATCGGATCGCCGTTCGCGGTCTGTGTCTGCGGGAACAGGACACGGAACGGATTGATATGCTCCATCGCGATGGCTTCGTTGCCCTTGCGAAGAGCTGCTGCAAACAGGAACATCTCGATCGCAGCGATGACCGGGGGTAGCCCCCACTCGCTCTGGAGCCCCGTAGGTCCAGGCTGCTTCATGTGGTAGAGGTTACCCTCACCGAACTTCAGCAGCTTGCGTGCACGAATCGCCCGGAGCATGCCCATCGGCATCGTGTTGACGAGGTGCTGGTCGCCAGCCCGAGTGTCCTCGCAGATGCGTTGCGCGATGGAGTGGTAGTAGACTGACTGATTCGTGAGCGGATTGTGCTTGATGTCGATGTTCTTCGGATCCCACTGGATCAAGTTCAATCGGCGCGGGTCAGGCAGCGGGATGTCGTGTACCTGACCTGACGTAGATTGGTGACATGATGGGCACTCGTATTTGAATGAGATCTTGTCGAGGTTAAACGTGTAGTCTTCAACCGCGTTGATATCTGTTTCAACCTCACAGGACCTTCGTGAGCACACTAGCATGCGCTTGAAGGGCTCGTACAGCGAGGTGAACGAGTTGCCGTACGTCCACGAGTCAAAGGACGCCTGTCCCAAATGCGCCCTTACGCGCAGATGATCCTCGTAGAGCTCCTTGTGCCGTTTCTTCTCGGCGCTCCCGACATCCTGAAACTTGAGCTTGGTGATCGGGTACTCACCGAACTTGCGCACAACGGCGTAGACATGCGGGCTCTGTTGGGCGAGGATCTCGGCCCAGATGAACGCCTCCTTCATCGTGCGCGGGCGGTACCGGCGCAAGAGGGTGTTCATCGGATGCCCATGAGCACCGTCTCTGAACAACGCCCGATCACTCATGAAATCAGTCAAGAGGTTCTCCAGTGAAGCTGACAGCGACCGTTGTGAATCATACGCCCGTCTTCCTGCTCCCTACGGCAAGAGTGGGCGCTTGGTCAACTGTTTGGGGTGCGTCGGCGCGTGCGGCTGACCATATTTTCCCCGGTTATTTCCCATTTGGGCTTTTGAGCGTCCAAGGGCTTGATCGTATTCCTGGGCTTGAGCTTGACGCGTTGGCCGAGGCCCAATGGGAGAGGTTGAAGAACGCGGAGGCGCTTTGTTTGGCCTCCGAAAAGGCGCGTGAGACCGATAGGTTCTCTGATCTACCGCTACCCAACGGGTATCGATTTCACCGCACCCCGTTCAAGCATCAGACGTACGGTGTGGCACAAGGCTACGCGAGGTACCGCAAGCACTACCTGTGGGACATGGGTACAGGCAAGACCGGCACGGTCGCGGAGCTCCTGCGCCTGCTTCGCGCGCACGCGCAGTTTACGCGTGCGATCATCATGTGCCCGCCTGTCGTCATGCCCACCTGGGAGCGAGAGGTCCGAAAGGTGACTGATGGAGAGCTCACTGTTTGTCTGTGGGACCCTGATGAGGTCGGGACCAAGGAGGTGCGAGCGGCGGGTTGGGTGAAGGGAGAGAATTCACGCCGTGAATTCGCGCAGAGGGTGATTCAGGAACGCGCTAACAACGCGGACATCGTGGTGGTTAGCTACTCGATGTCCGTGCTGGAGGCGCGTCTAGCCAAAAAACAAGGTAAGCAGAGCCCGCTGCTCGACCTCTCGTATGACGTGATTGTCGGTGACGAATCGCAGTGCATCGGTGATTATCGGAGTGGACAGACCGAGGCGGCGTTGAACCTCTCGGCTCGCGCAGGTAGGCGTATTTTGCTGAGCGGTACCGCAGCGGACCACCCCAACAAGCTCTACCCCCAGCTCAAGTTCCTCGCCCCAGGGCTTGTTCCTCGTAGCTACTGGGATTACCGTTCAAGATACGTCGAAGAACATCCCACCATCGCGCACATGGTCATCGGTTACAGGAATTTGAGCGAATTGAATGAGCGCGTGGATATGGTGGCGACGCGTATGAAGAAGGATGAGTGCTTGGATCTTCCGCCACGCACTACCACCGATGTGCCGTTTCGCCTTGGTACTAAGCAGGCCAAGCGATACAACCAACTCGTGGAAGAGCTTCGCGCTAGCGCAGGGCTATTTCTTCAACGCCCCGCCCGTGTGAAGCTCACCGTGCTCACGCCCGAGATGGAGGAGGCTATCGAGGAGGGTGCTTACATCCCCGCTGTGAGGCATGAAGATCAGTCTTTTATTGAACACGCGAAGGGTGGAGTACGTGTGTCTAAGTTGCGTCAGTGCCTGTCAGGGTTTCTTCTGCCGTCGCAGGATCTCAGTATCTGTGACAAGTGTGAGCACATGATTCACTGCGTGAATTTGCAGGTGCGCCCGTACACACCGGGCTGCCACGTGGTCAAGAAGCCTGTGAATCAAGAGCCTGTACGCGATTTTGAGAACCCGCGCTTGGATGTGTTCAAAGCCCTCCTCTCGAACATTCTGGAGAGCGACGACTCAAACAAGGTGATCGTGTGGGCCAACTTCCGGCTTGAGCTGGATGATATTGAGGCGGTTTGCAAGGCCGAGAAGGTGGGGTATGTACGGCTCGACGGGAGTACGTCGAAGCACATCCGTTCGTTTGAGGACAGGTTTGAATCAGACCCCAGTTGTCGCGTGTGGGCAGCACAAAGCGCTACGGGCGTCGGCATCACTCTCAACGCCGCGAACTATACGATCGACTACGCACCGACGTGGGACCGTGTACATGACAAGCAGAAACGTGACCGTAACTATCGAGCGGGACAGACACGCGCCGTGACAGAGTACCGGCTCTACGCGGAGAACACGCTGGATGAGTTCATTCTGTCAACGCTTCGCTTCAAGGACACGGTTGCGTTTACGATGCTGGAGAAGATCGCGTGCGCTGGATGTGAGCATCAACGCCGGTGTGCTGAGGAGGAGAACCGTCCGTTCAGTGACGGGTGCGTGCATCACGATGACATTGACAAACCACGATCCGTTGTGGACTCAGTCTCGGACTGATACTCTACGTGTATGCAGCTAGTTGACATCAAGCTCTACTCGGACGCTTTGCAGGAGGCGTTCATTTTGTACCTCAGCAAGACGGGTCTACGTGTGACAGACCAGACGGAGGTGACGCTCAAGGAGGACCCGGAGCGAGGGGTATACGCCGAGGTGAAGAACCTCGCGTTGGGAACCAGCCCAGCACTCACATCCGCGTCAATCCAAGCACCTGTCACCACACAAGCACCCGTTCCAGCACAGGCACTCGCTCCAAGCGTTGTGCAAAAACCTACTCAGAAGATGGTGAAGATGGTCGATGCCTCTGCGTATGAGGAAGGGAAGCTGGAAGAGACCAAGATCTTCGAAGTACCAGCTTCAAGGTTCGCGGTGGACCCTGTGCCAAAGGGGGAGCCGCCGCGTATGCGGGGTGGTGTGATGGAGGTCACCCGCCCGTCCGACACCAATGTCGGCGTAGACCCAAAGTTTCATACAGAACCTGTCGCGGGACTGAAGCCTTCCATCGTTGCCGACGGTGAGCGTGGGCGTCTCGCTGACCTGCCAGACGACCTGTAAATTTCGTAAAACTCGGTTTTCGCTGGTAGAAGATGTTGCTTTCCCTTGTCTGGGACTGAAATTGCTTTACGAGGTTGTGACGCTGCGTTACATCCATGTTGATGACAACCAAGAAACGTGGACCGTCACGCACGGCGATGCTTCGTAGAACAGCGAAGATCCCAGAGTTGCGCCAGCGAGCGCTGGAGGCACAAATCTTGGCTGGGTCCGAGACTTTCGCGGATCCGACCCTGCACAGGCTGGTGACGAATTTTTTGTTCACCAGCTACCGGTTGCTGCCCATTTCACGCCGTGAATGGGCGCATGAATTCGTTGCGGCGTATCAGTTTCTGCTGGACGGAAAACCTGTGGATGAGCTACAGGTACCGTCCCTCCAGCGTGAGGAGGTGATCAAGAAGATCAAAGCCTTCCTCGCTGGAGAAGTTGGATCGACCCTGGAATTGGAGCCTGAGAATGACGACCGTACAGACCCCGCCCGTGGAACAGAAGGAAGAGAAGATGACTGAGAAGAACAAGAAGCCCAAGGCCGAGAAGAAGAAAGGCGCTGTCACCGAGGTGGCCGCTCCCGCCGCTCCCGCCGCGCCGGTGGAGGCGAAGCCTGCACCGGTGGACCCCCGCAAGAAGACCGGTTCGGACATCGAAGCCCGCATGGCTGAGATCGCGGCGCGATACGAGTTCCTCCCGAACCACAAGGAGGAGTACGGGCAAGTGCCCGTTGCGGACATCTACATCGTGCCGGGTCTCGACTCACGTGCGCACGCCGGGGTGCTCGATGCGCCCTTCCTGGAGAGCCTCAAGAAGCCCGATGGGACGCCCAACCTGATCGAGCCGGTCGTGCTTGCGTGGGCAAGGGACAAGCAGACCGACAAGGTCATTCGCGTCGCCATCGCGGGGCGCCGTCGTACGGCGGGCTTCGCACAGCTCGGCTTCGCGCACATCGAAGGCGTGACGCGCGGGCGTACGCTCCAGGAGGCGATGATCGACGCAGGTATCGAAAACCTGCGCCGCTCGGGCCTGTCCCCCTGGGATCAGGCCGTGTACATGCAGAGCCTGAAGGCGCTCGGCATGGCACAGAACGAGATCGCATCTCGTCTCGACATCGCGCAGAGCAACGTCACCCAGACCCTGAGTCTGCTCACGCTCGACAAGCGAGTGCAAGACCTTGCGAAGTCGGGCAAGATGGGCCCTGGCGCCCCGACCATTGGGCGTGAGCTCGCCAAGGTGGAGGACCTGGATCAGCAGTACAACATCGCGCTCAAGGTCATCGCAGACCCGAACGCCATCTGGACCGCTGCGGATGTCCAGGCGTACGTCAAGGACCTGAACGACCGTCAGGCGGCGGCTGCAAAAAAGAAGCAGGAGAAGGAGCGCGAGAAGAAGAAGGCCGCGAAGGAGGCCAAGGCGCGTGGAGAGAACCCCGAAGAGACCGAAGAAGAGGAAGAAGAGGAAGATGGACCCTCCTTCCAGTTCGATCGCGAGGAGTTCGTGCCGATCGACGTGCCGCCGCTCCATCACCTGATCGAGAAGACCTTTTCGGTGCTTCAGACGATGAAGGAGGAGAACGAGGGCATCGTCGCCGCGCTCAAGGCCAGCAAGGAGCAAACGCTCCTGAAGTACGCTGAGGAGCAGGGCATTCTCAAGGGGTTGAAGCTCGCGGCGGGTCTCACCAAGCTCCCGAAGGCCATCGAGACCGCCGTGGCGGCTGAGGCAGAAGAGCCTGAAGAGGAGACCCCGCCCAAGCCCAAGGGCAAGCGGGGCAAGTAGTCCTCGCTGTCCGTCAGTTTCACGCAGTGAATAGGCCGACGCTCCCACGAGCGTCGGCCTATTTACGTTATAGGTCTTGTACTTGAAGCTGTTCTTCGCGGAAGAACGTTGAGAGTTTCGTCAGCGCCCTGTCCTTTGTTGCTCGTACGAGTTCTGGAAAGGTCACGGACCCGTCGATGCAGTAGAACTGCGCCGCGATCTCTTCGTTTGAACGCGGGGGATTATCTTGAAATCCGAAGGAGTATAGAAGGACCAGCTTTTCACTGCGTGAAAGCCCCGCGTACTCCATGTGTAGGAGAATTTGCTTTTCGTTAGACACCTCAGGTTCCTCGGCGGTGAGGGTCTCTGGGTCGATGCCCGATGCGATAGGCTCCTCGAATGAAACATGAGCCTCGCCCTGCTTCGCGCACTTGGCCTCTTCTTCACGTCGCTTCTTGCGGTTGGCCTTGCGTGTGTGGTTGGGGACGTGAACGATGGAATCACCGCTGAGAAACTCTTGAATACGTACGTTGATCCAGTACGCGGCATACGTCAGAAACCGTACCTTGACTGTTACGTCAAAGCGCAGCACCGCGTCCATTAGCCCCACGTTACCCGCTGAGATGAGATCCTTGAGTAGCTGTTCGTCGCGCGTGCGGCGCCTTGCTTCCTTGATCACGAACCGTAGGTACCCCTCAGGAATGCGGTTCTCCAGGTAGCGGACCTTGCGTGCCCAGTTGTCGAGTGTGCCTTGGAGTGTTGTGCACGCGGCTTCCACCTCGTTGCGTTTCTTGCCAGGAGAGAGCCGCCTGCATCTGGCAGTCTCTCTCTTGAGCAGCTTCTCCGTGCTTCGTACCTGTTGTCGTGCCACGAGGAGCTCTGTGAAAAGGGCGTCCTCTTGTTTGGCTGTTGGCTGTGGTTTCCTCCCTACCTCAACGAAGTAGTTGGAAGCGATCCGGTCATCCTTCATCCTTGTCTCCCTGTGCTTGACGTTGTGTGAATGACTTTACATGAATGAGGGTCATTCGTATACTTCAAGCTCAACTTCTGACTGCCTCGTAGGCAGAAAGACACCAAGAAAAATGGCAAAGAAAGACGTTTCTGTTCCCGCTCCTGTCACTCAGATGCCAGCGCCCGTCGCTCAGCCTGAGACGCTCCCCGCGCCGCCCGACCCGATCCTGGAGGTTGCTGCGCCGCAGAACGAGATGGTGCCCGCACCGCAGAAGGACCTCGCTACCGTCGATGATGGTGTGACCATGCTCCACCTCATTCCGCTTCTTCCCCACAAGGAGAAGAAGCTCAAGCGACTCATGCGGGTCACCGACGCTGAGTTCGACGCGGCGCGGAGCGGGCTCTCTGTGGCGGCGCGCGAGGCGTTCGACAACATGCTCGAACGCATGAGCCCTGACAAGGACGGCGTCGAGGATGATCAGCGTCCTTTCCGCCCGTTTCAGATCAAGCTCAAGCAGAACTCCAGTGACGAGAACTGCCCGACCCTGTGCGACGTGGGCGGGCTCTGGACTTCCGACGGACTGATTCTGACCGCGCCAACTGACATCCAGGCCAAGAAGGGCGGTGTCTCCGTCTTTCACAAGGCAGTGATCCTCAGCATCTGGAAGGGGCGCGTGATGTTCGCACCTCGCGTGGACGGGAAGAGCGTCCCACTCCCTCAGTTCGGGGATGCGAACGTCAAGCTCCCGTATTGCCAGAGCATGGACCGGGTCAAGGGTGCCCCGGTCAAGTTCGCGGTCGACGGGATCGGTGAGTGCAGCGCCTGTCCATACCAGCCGTGGAAGGTTCGCGGCGAACCCAACCTCTGCCAGAACAGCGTCACGGCGGTTCTGGTGCTCTACACCACGAACAAGGCGGGCGAAGTCACTGGCTTCAACGGTTTGTACGAGGTGGGGTTCTCCAAGACATCAGAACAGGCAGGCAACTTCCTCAACGATCAGGTCAACAAGTGGAAGGCATCCACCGACCACTTGATCGAGCTCGGCGCCAAGATGATTCCTGGCAAGGAGGGACAGAGCCCGTACTACATCTTCGAACCGCGTGTGGTTCTGGGTGATGACGGAAAGCCGTTCCCGACCCCGGCGTCTGACCTTCCGATGCTCAAGCTCCTGTATCGGAAGCTGATGACGGACTACTACTATCCCCGGCTCGCGTACACCTACCGTCGGTCGAGCCAGCACGAGCAGCCAACGGGGGCTGGTGCCGCTGACATGTCCGCGCTGGAGAAGCACGCCGCCGCAGCCGCTGACATGCGCGGCGACAACGTCTGAGTCGGTCGTGACGTGAGAGCGGCGCGTAGGGTGGCGACGGGTAAACACCCGCGTCACCCTACGCGCCGTTTCCGTTTGTTTGGGTTTCACTGCGTGAAAGGGTCACATGGAAGTAATGGAATCAGTGCTGGCGGACGCTCCGTGGTCCGTGAGCAAGGTGCAGACGATCGACAAGTGTCTTCACTCCTTCTGGTTGAAGTACCGGCAGAAGATCAAGGAGGAAGAGGGAGGGTCCGCTGCGCGTGTTGGCACATGTGTTCACTCGGTCCTGGAGTACGGACTGAGGACTGACATGCCAGATGAAGCACGTGTTCTCTCTGACACCGAGAGTGATGAGAACGCCCCGCCGACCATCGTGGAGGTTCCTTCTCATACGGAGGTGCAGATGGACGAGCGGCTCCCATATCTGCTCAACTTGTTCGCGAAGGCCAAGCGCAACAAGTTGAATGACGAGGAGATCGCTGACGCTGCGGCGATGCTGCCTCGTGTCAAGACGTTCTGTTTGTCCATGCAGCAGGTCGCAGAGAAGCGAGGTGTGACCAAGTTCTATCTTGAGCACCGTGCTGCGATTGGAACGGACTTTCTACCACGTCCTTACGCTGGTGGCGGCGCGCTGATTCGTGGGCTCATGGACTTCGGTTTCATGACCGACAAGAACGTCTACGTGATCATTGATCACAAGACTGGCAAGCCGAAGAACCTCTCGGACTACGAAGATCAGCTTCGTATCTACATGCTGTTCGTCATGGCCCACCACCCTGACGCGCAAGCGGTACAGTGTGGTATCAACCACACGCTTCGAGCGAAGGTTGATTGGGGGGATCTCTATACGCGTGCCCACGTAGAGACGCGTTTTCAGCCGTGGCTGGACCACTATCTCAATCGGTTGGGTATCAAGCTGCTCTCCCTTACAGACAAGGGAGGAAAGCCGAAGGTGGGCCCGCTTTGCAGTTGGTGTGGCTTCCTTCCACCTGATCTTGACAAGGCTACGCTTTGCCCTGAAGGTGTCGCAGAAGTACGGCGAAAGCCCTATGGGCCGCGTTTGAAAGTAGTGCAGTAGCCTGTGTCACGGGCTACCTCCTACCCTTGATAGCCCGAGGAAACATGGCGAAGAAGTCTGCGAAGAAGGCGGGAGGTAATCCCGCCTACACGAATGGCAACACGCTGTTCGCCCGCCTCGATGTCTCCGGTATTCGTCTCTTGATCCAGCGTTTGTTCCCGGTGATGACGACCGGGGCACAGCGTCGTGTGAACGCACACGGTGTTGGCGCGGTCATGACCAACTGCATCATGCCCGACCATCAGGACGACACACCGTCACTCCTGATTGATTGTGGGCGTGGGTTCGCGCAGTGCTTTGGCGCGACGTGTAACTACCACTCCAAGAACCTGTTGAAACTCTTGCAGGACGCCACGGGGTGGTCCTACAAGGAGGTGGTCACACAGATCCACACCGCGACCGGTATGCGAGTGGTGACCGGGCGCGCGGAGGCTGAGCTGAATGAGCTGGACAAGCATCAGCTCGCAACCGTCGTAGCGATGCAAGCGTGCAACGAGCATATGCAGCGCTGTGTGAATCCGCCCGATCATGGCCCGTATGTGAAGGACTACTCCCCTGTGTTCCTGCAAGTAGTGCAGCACACGCTGGACTGGTTCTTTGTGCAGCGTGGGAGAGATCCTGCCTACATTCAGTATTTGCCGTACGGGATGCTCCCGTCGCAGGAGATGCTCACAAAATTCTGTGTCGATATCCTCAAGACAAAGGCAGATGAACAGCTAGCCAGAGGCATCACGACATTCACACCGGAGTATCGTGAAGATGTGATGAAACACATTGAGTCGATGTTCTCCGAGGTAGACGCGAGCTGGGTTCATTGCATCACATTTCATACTGGTTATGGCCTGACTACACCAGGGCGTATCCGGCTCCGCAAGCCGTCTGATGACAAGGATGATGGAACACGTACCCTACCTGGGTTCAACGAGGACGACCCGGTCGGCTTCTTTGGCCTGTATTTGCCTTCATACCGCACCTTTACGATGCGTGATATCGCGGACATGGCGTTCGTTGTTCAAGAGGGTGAACACGACACGTTGAGTCTTGCGGAGGGAGCGCTGCGTACTGGCAAGGTGGGGGTGAGGTTCCTGGGCGCTATTGGTACACATAATCCAAACGCCCTGGACCAACTGGCTTCAGCGGGTATCAGTCGTGTTCTGCTGTACGGAGACGAGCCGTCACCTGACTACGGTAAGGGAGAAGATTGGTGTCACTACGTGCTCGGCACTTCCTCCAAGGTGGAAGCCCGTGTGTTCACCGGGTGGCCCTTGCTCAAGGAGGGCATGCCGAAGGACCCTGATGAAGCGGTACGTATTCACGGGTTTGACAAGGTGTATGACTTGCTGGTTGGTCCCAACGCGCGATTCACCACCGCTGAGAAGTGGGCTGTGGACCGCGTACGGGAGAAAACCTTCGAGTACGGTGACGACGACGTACGCGAGAAGGTGCGCTGGGCACTGCACTACGGGAAGTGCGTACAGAACCCCATCTCGTTCGCGATCTATCTTGATCAGGTGTCCAAGCTGCTTGGCATTCCGCCAGGGCCTCTCCGCCAGGAGATCACCAAGACATCATTCACCGAGGAGGGGTACATCGCACGGCTCGCTGACGTGCTCAACGACCAGTTGCATAAGGTGTACAGGGAAGAGTTCGCGCACACGCCATCCACCCTGTTTGTCTTTCATAAGGCATCACGGCTACCGCTTAACTTGAACGTCGTGGATGGGCGTGGAATGACGGCACAGTTGGCGACTGTGTTCGGCCCCATGCTCACATTCTACCGAGACTACGTCGGGCTACCTCCCGCCTTAGATGACGCCAATCTCGAAGATGTTTCACTGTCGATGAACGTGCCCGAAAAGTTACTCTACCTGTCTCGCTATCTGGAGGTAGCAATGCAACATGTTGTGTACGGCGTGCCAGCTCATGCCGATTGTAAAGAGTTTCGCCAAGGTCCGTGGTACGAGAATGACCCTCAGCGCCCAGGCACCAAGTGCTTGTACATCCTCAACGGTGATCGGCTCTACAAGGGCACATGGCGCGCTGGCGCGTGTGAAGAGCCAGCTCTCGATTGGGTGGAGCTCAGCGGCCCGTCAGACGGCAAAAACTTCTTTGTGTTTGACGCCACTGCTCGGTGGTCAGAAGAAATCAACTCCGTGGCTGATTTGGAGGAAGGTAATAGCTATACGCGAGGCGATCTCCGTCGTGCGGCAGATGGTGCGTACAAGCTGTTGAAGCTCTGGAAGTTCAAGAATCAAGACAATGACGCCCGCCTGCTCTCCTATGCACTCGTGGCAATGGCGGCAACACAAGCGTTTGAGACGAAGTCTCTGCTTCATTTTCAGGGGGAGACGCAATCAGGCAAGTCGTCACTGATGGCTGTCTTTGGTGGCACGAAGTTCGTGAGCCTCAAGCTGCTGGAGGCAGCGGTATACAAGGCTGACTACTCAGCGGCGTTCGTGCAACAACAATGGAACAACTGCGCTCTGGCGATGCTGCTTGACGAGTTTGAGGCTGAGGTGTCGGCCAAGAGTCGTCGCGGACAGCATGTGGAGGGTGTGTCGGAGATGGTCCGTGAGATGACCACCGCTCACGGATCTGATTCAGGACGCGGCACTCAGGATGGACGCGGCAGACACGCGAGTCTGCACACCAACGGTATTCTTGGGTCCATCCTAACTGCCACGTTGTCTCAGGACAAGAATCGACGCGTGGCGATTGAGATTTTCGAGAAGGAAAAGGGATCGCGCCCACCACACCTCATGCTTGACACGCTGTTTCAGCCTGGGGAGTACGCCTCCTTGAGACGAATTCTCACGCTTGGGACACTCAAGTACACGCAACTTCTCGCAAACAAGGTCGAAGATCTGCGTATGGACATGTCAGACACGTCTCGTGCCAATTACCCGGTGCCCTCGCGATTCACAGACAACATCTTGCCTGCTATCACCTGTATGGCGTTGGTGGGCGAGGACTACGACACGTTCCTGCGTGACCTCTTTTCACTACGCAAGGCCAGCCTCCTGGAGATGGCAGAGGACACGGCGTCGAGCTCCCTGTTCTACCGGATCACTAGCACCCCCGCTGTGTCGATCGGACCAAACATGCTCGCTTCTGTTGGGCAGCTCATCTCCAACCCGGATCAGGTGACGTTCCTTAACAGCTCATACGCAGGCGCGTTCTACGACGAGGGACAGAAGCTGCTGGTCATTGACTGGTACGTCGTCACGGCCCCGAACGGGCTTCTGCACAAGACCGAAGAGTATCGGGGCATGTCTCCCTTGCGACTCAAACACGTGCTTGACAATCACCCTGACGCGATTCGCGGCACCGAGTTCGACCGGTTGAACATCCACTCGTTTCTACAGAACCTCGGCCACGGAGGTAACAAGCACGCAGTGTCTGTGCTCGATGTGAACTCGTTTGTCTCGCGCATGCGTACAGCCATGAACATCAAGCGTGACATTGGCGACAAGGGCGCGACCGTCACTGTTCTGCCAACAAACAGAGATGTGAAGCGAGCGGTCAACCAGATGGACGCCCCAAAGGTTGAGCCGCCAAGTACGCCAGCGCCCTCTGAACCTGAGGACAATATCTAATGGCGAATGTATCCCTTCTAGCCCCTCCACCACCATTCTCATGTCCCTTGTGCGAATCCCTCTCTCGTTCAAGCAAGGCGGGGCCAGCTTGCCTGACGTGCCCGTCGTTCAAGGGCTCGCACTACTTTCCGTCGTCTGATGGGCCTGCGGACTGTGACGTTCTGTTCGTGGGGGACCACCCTCAGCCACCCCCGCTGTTCAAGCCTGAGTTTCAAAAGCGTGGCTCAGATTCCTCGGATCACTTCGCGTTTCAGGACGACGCGGGGCGGGTGGTGCGTAACGCAACCACTCAGCTACGAACGGAACCGCGATTTCACTCGGTGAAAGTGAGATACACGTACGCGGTGCGCTGTTCCACCGACACTGTTCCGGCGAAGGCGATCATCGCGTGCAACGGGCCGTTTCAAGAGGAGCTCGCCAAGGTCGCTGCGGGGCGTCGCGGAGCAGGTAAAACAGGCCCTCTGGTGATCGTCGCACACGGGGTCACGACGCTCTCCGCGTTGGGTCTACACGTGCGCAAGGAGGCCGACGCGCAGGGAAAGGTGTACAACACCAATCTCTGCGGCATGGATCTGGTGGTGGTGTTCACCAGATCACTCAAGGCCATCGCCGCTGCGCCGGGGACGTACGAGAACATTCACGCCAACATCGCGCATGCGTTCTCCATCGCGGTGCAGGAAGATGTGAAGCCGCTCTCCCGAGAGGGAATGGCCGCTGGACACATCTATCCCACCACGGTTCAGGAGGTGCGTGAGCTGGTGCGGATGATTCACGGTTACGCGGGCGAGGGCATCGCCCCGATGGAGCACACCGTAGCGACTGACACCGAAACAGATACTCTCTATCCAACCAAGGGGGTAACGCTCACCGCTGTTTCATTCGCGTGGGCCAAAGGGCAAGCGTGCGCCATTCCCCTCTGGCACAAGGAGATGACGACTCGTTACCCAGGTTACGATCCTGAGGCGGCGTTTCATGAGGTGAAGTGGTTGTGGGAGAGCGGCAAGCCGTTTGTTCTTCACAACTGCATGTACGACCTGAAGGTCGCCTGGAAGCTAGGGACCGACATCAAGAACATCCGATGGGACACGATGCTCGCAGAGCACGCGCTCCGGGAGGATGCCAAAGGGTTCTATGGCCTGAAAGAACTCACCGCAGAGTTCTTCCCTGACCTCGCGGGGTATCAAAACAAGGTCGTAGAGATCGTCGAGTCTGAGGAGTCACAAGAGATCGCCGCAACGCTCAAGGAGAAGAAGCGCCCGGTCATCACCATTCCCCCTGGCGTGCTTGAGGCACTGGAACGGCTCAAGCTCTCACCCAAGTTTCGTGAGGCGACGCTTCAAAAGAAGGTCGATGAGTGGAAGAGTCTTCTCGTGTCGATGGAGCGGGAACTGATTCGGAAGGAGGATGAAGAAACGGCCCTTCGTTCTCAACTCCAAGACGCTACTTTGGTGATCAACGCCAAGAAGGCCGGTGAGTTTCGACAGGCCAAACCCAAGGCAGAGAAGAAGGTGGCGCAGGGCGGATACGAGAACGTTCCGCTTGATGAGCTTCTCTTCTACGCCGCCGTGGACGCTGACGCCACGCGGCGTCTAGCGGTGTCGCAGAACAAGCGCATGGTCGCGGAGGATGAGCGGATCGAAAAGACGCGCCGTGAGGTGGGACGCGTAGCGTCCTTCGGTATGGGCAAGTCATTTCACGCGGTGAAACGCTGTGAGACCCCCCGCCCTCGTTATGATCTGGTGCGCAATCGATACATCCCCCGCGCGAGAATGCTCACAGAGGTCAGCTACCACGGGTTTCGCATCGACACTACGTATCTGGAGCAGGCGCGAGCCGATATTGACCTCGCAGTGCAGGGGGCGCAGCAAAAGCTGTTCGAGATGGCGGGACAGGAGTTCAAGCCGAAGAGCGGTAAGCAACTTCAAAAGCTCCTGTGTGACACGGGCATCGGGTACAAGCACCCTGATCCTGAGCGCGCTGAACGCTTGGCGTATGAGCACCCTGACGTGTTCAAATGGACAGGTGAACGCCTGATGTACCGGGTGCCTGTGAAGGAGACAGGCGAGTCCCCGATTCGGTTCACCAAGACTGCCGTTCAGATGGATGGCGCGTTTCTCAAGCGTATTTCGGCGGGGTACAAGGACCCGTTCGCTGATCTGAATCTCGCCTGGAGAAAGGCGGCGACGATTCGAGACTCCTTTCTCAAGAACATCGCCGCGCTGGTGGAGTTCTACGGCGATGGCTGGATTCGACCTGGATACAACCTGAACGGGACAGCTACGGGCAGGTTGTCCTCATCCAGCGGTGTGAGGGGGATCGGGTTTAACAACCAGAACATTCCCAAGAAGCCCATCGGCACAGTGAACTGCAAGAAGCTGTTCATTGCGGATGACGATTCCCAAATGATCGTGAACATCGACGGTGCGGGCGCCGAGGTCGGTGTGCTCACGGCGTATCTGGACAACAAGAAGGACTCGACGCTCGTTGACGCGATCTGGGCTGGACAGGACACACACTCGTTCTTCTCAGCATCAATCCTGAACCCGGATCTCGTGGCTGATGGGAAGTCGGGAGAGGCTCGGCGCGCCCTGCTCAAGATGGCGGGTATCGATGACGACCACGCCTGGGTATATGACGACTTCTTCGCAGCAAAGAAAGGGGGCATTCTACAAGACAAGGATTACGAGAGGCGCTTGTACGATCTACGCGAGAACATCAAGCGCGTGGTGTTCGGCACCTTGTTTGGTGCGGGACCAAAGAAGATCTCCGAGATCGCGGGCATTCCGCTCTCCTTCGCCAAGAAAGTGATCGAGCTGTTCTTCAAGCGGTTTCCTGCGGTGCCTGATGCTATCAAGCACGCGCAGTGGTGTCTGCGTACCATGCACTTCAACGAGACCTACTTCGGCAGGCTTCGTCGCTTCACGATCAACGACGCCCCCAGCGGTATGATCGCACGCGCGGAGAGGCAGGGCTTCAACTTCCTCATTCAGAGCACGAACTCAGACATCGTGCTCGACGTTCTTCTCGACATTACGAGGGAGATCAAGGCCCTCGGAGGCAGGTTGCTCGGCACCGTGCACGACTCAGGGATTTTTCAGATCCCGAAGAAGTATGCGGGGCAGCTCGAAGACATCGTCAAGGAGTACGGAACGAAGAAGGTGGCACGGGAGAAGCCGTGGCTCCCTGTGCCGTTCAAGTGGGACATCGAAGTGGGCCCCAGTTACGGAGAGCTCACCAAGCTCAAGCAGTATCTCAAGGACGCGACTCCGATCGCGGCTCAGGAGCCTTGCTACATCGGATACGATGGTGGAGACGTTCTTGACGATCTCCGGGGTGCAGATGAACTGCCCCCAATGGCACGTAAGGCCAAGAAGCCTTGACTTACACGTCTGTGTGTACACATCATAAGGAATGACCATGCCGAAGATTCAATCGAAGAAGCCGTGGTGTTGGCTCGACACCGAGACCACCGGGCTCGAACCGAACGGTGAGTTCGGGAGCCGTGTGCTGCAAATCGCGGTGAAGCTCACTGACGACAATCTACGCCCCTGGACTCGGGGAGGTCGCACGTCTTACGTGTCAAGTGTCAAACTCCCTCCACAGGTGCTTGCCTGTGCGAGCACGAAGGCGCTTGAGGTGAACCGATTCGCACGGCCTGTGAAGTTCGCGGAGGCCATCGGGCTACGCGCCTGTGAGCGGCTTGGTGGACACGAGGTGCTCAAGGACATCATGCCTGGGGACGAGATCACCGACATGGAGGCGCTACAGGCGCTCGCTGTGTCGGAGTACATGAGACGGCGCACCCGCGCGCTGGAGAAGTACGGAGATGCCACCAAGGTCAAGCCCATCACCGAGGTGTGGGTGATGAACGACTTCGAGGCATGGAATGCCGCGCCGAGTCCGCAGGAGGTTTGGCAGATCGTGCACTCCATGCTCTCCGGGTGTCATCTGGTGTGCCAGAACATCCCATTCGACAAGCCGCACGTGCAGAACGAGCTCAAGATGCTCGGGCTCACCTACCCCGCTGACTTCCGTGGCATCGAGATCATGAGCCTCTCGAACCTCGCGTCACAGATGCTGGGGCTAGGCGTGTGGGGCCTCGGCCCTGTCTACGACGGGCTCGCGTCGCGGTTCAATCTGCCCGCCCTGGACGCGCACGAGGCGATGGCTGACGTGCACCGCATGCAGGCTGTGTACAAGTTCGTGCGTGCGACCTTTCTTCACGGCGTGAGACACCTCGCTGACAACACACCAGTGGAGGTGCTTGAGTGAAGGACTGGGTACAGAAGATTCACGACGGGATCGGCAAGCTCTTTTCCGTCATGCACGACCCGATGGTCTACGCGGTCTACTGCAAGCTCCAAGACCTGGAAGACCAACAAGAGGAATTCCTGGTTCATGCCATTCAGATGTTTGCGGAACGGCATGCTGGTCTGTCCAGGCAGCTTGAGGCATTGTTGCTCAATAGCCCCATACAACCGACGAGGTTTCTTGTCGGGGAGAAGGTGCTGAGCGAGGCCGAAGTGCACGCGATCATGACCAGTGAGGCGATGGGCGTACTACCATCTCTGTATGGTCAGGTACGAAATGGTGGAAAGTGCGACGCGCTGCTGGGGTACTGCGAGTGCGGGACCAAACATTCACGCGGTGAATTCGCTGAGAGGCTTACGCGAAACAACCTCGTGATGGTGATTCGCCAGCGTTCAGCTTTCGACACGAGCAAGTGACGTACACACAGGAATGTGATCGGTGCGGACGATTCTGGGAGGACGACACCATACGGTTTTGTCCGCGCTGTGGCGCACGCCTTTGTATGCCGTTTACGCTGCGAGATCCCAAGCTCCACGTGACATTTGCAGCGCCATGTCAGCGTAGTTGAGCGCGTGGAGGAAGTCATCGGGTTTGGTCGGGGCATGACGCCAACGCTTCGTGTCCCGATTAGGCCCGGTCATTTCTTCGTACTCGTTCAGAATGTCCTCAAACGGCTCCGGGATCTCAGCGATGTTCTCCACCTTCAAGTCGCTGGGGAACTGAATTTCCTGGTGTAGCCCTAGCGCCATCATCACCCGGTCAATAGCCCGTGTCCGGTTGATGTTCCAGAGGTTGGTCTTCTGGTTGTATTCAGAGTACTTGTCGCTGTCTACGTACTTGAATTTATGCACCTTGCGCGTGATGCCGAACTTCTTTCTTAGGAGGTCGGTGGGCATGTTCCCACCGCCCTCATCTGCGCCAATGATCCCGCAGCTTGTGTACTTACACAGGATTGAGTAGATCTCGTTCACTTCGTCAACTGGGTGCGTGCCAGGGAAGATTTTGTAGAAGAGCACACGGCTCTTTCCCACAGCGGGGAGCCAGCCGAGGATCACAAGCACGGTCCTTGATTTGCCCTCGGACCCACCACCCGACCAATCAATCCCCGCAGCTACCTTGGACACGCCCGCCATGTTTGCGGCGGGCGTGAGTGAGCAGAGCGGGCCGGTCGCAGCGGCGCGTAGGTGTTCAATCGTTACGAGCCGCCTACCAACGGAGTCGGATACGCCTAGCACCTCGTTACGGAACAGTGAGAGCGAGTAGGGCTTCTTGCCGTGCAGGAGGTTCCAGACCTTAGCCCAACGCTCAAGCGCCCTTGTGTGTCCATCAGACCCAGGCGCCCATGCGGCTGGCACGTCCCTTGGCATAATGAGCCGTGA